CCAGGTCAAGAGCCAGGTAAGACACGCAAGATGGGCTACTATAAGCCAGATAGTGTCAAGGTGTTTGGCAAGTTGCGTATCGGCGCTGACAATCTTGGTCAGACATTCACCTCTGCTAAGAACCCATCGTTCGTCGGTAACATTACAGGTGATGTCAACCCATCTGTTCCTATGGAACCTAATGCAAACTGGTCACCTATTGATCGTTGGATGGTCAAAGAAGAAACACGCAAGAGATTTAAAGAGAAGTATGGAAAGTTGGCAGAGCAAAAGTTGAAGGAAACTGCCGAGAAACTAAAACAAGAAAGCCTAGTTGATCCTTATATGGGGTCTATGGGTGCAACTCCAAATGCTTCAAATATAGAGGATGTTAAACCTGACATGAACGCAGAGTTTGAAAAAACAAGCATTTTTAAGAAGAAGAAATACAGAAAAGCTAAATAATATACAACTTTTATTATAAGAAACAACAAAGGAACCTAAAATGTTTGATAACAAATTTCTAAAGAAGGACCCTCTAGTAGAGGCAGTCAAGCAAGCACAGGCTGACGGTGACATGCGCCGCCAGGCTATCGCTACAGTTAATGAACAGTTCGGTGTCTATTCACGCAATGCAGTCATTCGTGAAAACCTTGCTGCATATGATGCCGCTGTTGAGGAAGCCTATAAGTGCATGAAGGAAGGCAACAAAGATAATAAAGAAAAGAAGAAAGAGCATGAAGAAAAAGTTGGCATGGAGCACATCAAAAAGATGGGTGGATTTCCAGGTCAGTCATTAAAAAGAACTGCTCGTTCTCTAACAAAAGAAGAAATGAAACTCGCCGACAAGGACTACGATAGAGACGGTAAGAGAGAGAAGCCAAAGGACGAAGTATGGGGTTCTCGCTTCCGTGCTGCTAGACTAGCAGGCAAGATGGAAGAAGGTCTTGACGTTGTAAAAAGAGATCCATCAGTTCAAGGTTCAGGCGACGTTACTAAGTCTGCTCCAAAGGAAGATCCATCAACACCAAAGTCATATCCAGGTGCAGCATCTTCACTAACACCAAATAACCCAACCACACAGCGCATGTCAAATGCTGTTAGAGAGAATGTAACTGCTCCTAAGGATTGGGCAATGAAGCGTCAGCCAAACAAGGGTGCAGTAACAAAGGCTCCTGTTCCTGGTGTTTCTATTGCAGAAGAAGATCAGATCAACGAAATCTCAAAAGAACTAGCTGGTAAGTATATCAAGCACGCCGATTACAAGCGTTCTGAATCTTCTTTCCAGTCTGGTAAAGTATATGGCAAGGAACTTGCTACAAAGAAAAGAACAAAGCAGGACGTTGAAACAGCCCGTAAGCATAATCGTGATTCCTACAAGCGTGAAAAGGGTGTCAATATGGCTGTCAATAAACTAACAGGTCGTGCTAAAGTTCAAGCTAATGAAGCAATGATGGAGTCCATCAAGGCTAAACTTGCTAAAAAGTATGTAAAGGAAGACCAGTCTTTCTAAACGCACAGGCAACTGGTAAGTCGGTAAACGAACTAGCAATGGGAATGCCACCGGCTGCCGCACAGCCTGTGGCCGCTATTCATGGTCCTGCCGTCGCTGGTCAGCCAGCAAAGCCAACTGTGAAACCATCTACTGCTAGATTTGGTTCAAGAGGTATGTCTGCTAGAGCAACTGGTGGTACTAGTTCATTCTCACAGGGTGGAACTCAAGTAGCACAAAAGATGTCTAGTTCATCACCAAGTCAGGTAACTGCTAAGATGTCAGATGCCGGTCGTGCTGCAATGAACGCACCTAAGGCACCTACTGTTGCATCAGGTGCAGCGAGAGGTCTAGTAGGAACAGTTGCTAGAGTAGCAGCCAATCCAGTTGTTGGTGGTGTTGCTGCTGCTATGACGCCAACTCCTGCTAACTCTGGTGAGGACGAAAAGGCAAGACAAGCCGCTTATGGTCAGTCATTGCCTAACGTTGCACCAGGGCAGGGCAGTGCTAAGAATACTGCTCCTGTAGCCGGTGGTTCTATTGCACCAAATGCTGGCAGAACAACCACATCAAAAGAAGCACCTAAGACCTTTGGTCAAGCCTTCGCTGCTGCTAGAGCAAAAGCATCAGAGATTGGTGCTAAATCAACTGGTTCATTCAAGTATGGTGAAAAGACATATCAGACTAATCTAGCCCCTGCAAAGGGATCAGAAAAGTATGTTGCACCATCAAAACAGACTGACACAGGTGTAAAGTCTGAACCAGCACCTAAGCCAGTTGATAATGTGCCAACTCCACCAAGTCGTCCAGCCGACTTGGGCACACCATCTAATGCACAGACACAGACAACACCTAATGCAACCTCATCATCTAATACACCAGATGAAAAGAAAGCAAAAGGTTCTGTGACTCCAATGAATGAATCTGTAATGGTCGGTGATAATAAATATAGGATCGTATAATGAAACATCCATATGATACAAAGAAACTAACTGAGGAGGACCGTAAAAAGGTCCTCCAAAAAATGAAGAAGAATAAAACAGAGACAGGCAAACCGTCGGATCCCGTAGAGTTGGATCCAGAAAAGTCAGGTATGCAAGGTCCATCACTTTCAGAGAAGAAGGAAAACTAAAATGCCACTATGGGGTAATAAAGACAACGCTGCCAATTCAGACATTGCAGCAACAATGCAGGTTAATAAAGCAACCACAACTGCCAACCAGACAATGCTTTATGGTAATACTAGAGTTGGTCAGTTCACAACAAACCTAGCAATCGGACAGTTTGCTGTAGACACAAACGAAGTCCGTGCTAACGGTAAAATCCCTCACTCTGGTTGGGTTCTTCGTAAAGAAGGCACTGGCCTACGTGCTGGTCGTGTAACATATGAAGTTCTAGTTGCTACAGGTTCAATCGCAACCGACGGTTCTGATGATACCAACTTCCCAGATTACACACTAAGAATTACAACAAATCCATCAAGTGCAAATGGCGTAGGCAACGTAACACTAACATCAGTTGCTACATCAACACCATCTGGTGCTACACTATCTTATGCATGGCAGCGTAACCCAGGTTCAGGTTGGGTATCAGTCGCTAACACCGCTGGTATTTACTTCAATGCAACATCACCTGCTCTAATCGCCAATGCTACAGTAGCAACAGGCAATACATTCCGTGTTCTAGTTTCCGCAACAGGAGCAAACACTGTTACATCCGCAAACGCTGCCGTAACAACACCATAAGGAGTCATAGATGAAAACATTTCGTGACTTTCTTAAAGAAGATGTTATGCCAACTGCCCAAGTGGCAGATGGCAGCCTAGACATTAACAAACCAGCGGTTCGTGCCGCTATCAATGCTGCTATTGCTGGCGTGACCTCACAGCCAGCAGTAACACCTTATGTTGTCTATAACAGACTATCAAAACTACTAGCACAGTATCACATCATTCTTCCTAAGAAGTTCCTTGAAGGTGATAAGGGTGTTGAGGTATTTGAACTACGTCAGTTTGGACACAAGATGGGTATGACCGACTCTGGTGAGTTTGTCAATGAAGTTCCTTCAACTCATTATCTATTCTTACAGTATGGCATACTAACACCATATGGCATTACATATGCTAAGCCAATTGTTGGCGGTATGTTCAAGGTTATGGCAAGAGTAGTTGATAAGGAAGAACTAGACAAACTACTAGACATTGCTGAAATCACCATGTCAGAAGAAGCCGAATGTCGCCAGATGTCTGCTAAAGCAAATGCTCCAAAAGAGCCAATGCATGATATCACTTCCGATGAAAAGAAGAAGGGTAACAAGGAAGCAGTCTCCGATTCTGAAAAGGGTCTAAACGAAGTTTCTCTAGGCAAACTTGTTCGCTATAAGAACAAGGCTGGAGAAGGTCGTGAAAAGGGTGTTGCTCTTGCTGATAAGAAGATGAAAGGTAAGGCAAAGGTAAATGCCTCTGCTCCTAAGCATCCTTATATGGAAGAAACTGTCGAAGAAGGTCGTATGCCCGCTTCTGTTATCAAGCATAAGCAGAAATTGGCTAACATGACACCAGAAGAAAAGGCTAAGAAGTTCGCTGGTAAATCAGAAGAACAACTAAAGTCTATGGCTCGTCGTCATGGTTATGGCAAAGACAGCAATGAGTATTCAAAGACTGTCAAGGAAGAACAGATTGATGAAAAAGCACCTCCAGGTGCCAAGTTTGAGCGTATGGTCAAGCACATCAAGAAGGGTTATGCCAAAGACGGCGAACTAACTGCTAAAGAAAAAGGCATTGCCTTTGCTACTGCCTGGAAGGCTAAGAACAAAGAGCAATCTGAATAAAATGTAATGTTTGATCTTAATGATGGAAACTTTTTGATCTATGCTGCAAAGTCTTATGATCGTCCTCACATTCTTCAATCGGAGTTTGAGGACGATCTAAAGCGGCTCAAGTATGTAAAAAGACTTATCAGAAAGTATAGACAGACAGGTGACTTCAAAGAGAGGTTGGTTCTCAACCACGTTATCATTCTTGCTAATGTGTTTGGTGTAGAAGCAACCACCAACATGCTTTTCTTCAAAGTAGATCAAGAGGACTTCCCAGTTCTCAAAACTATTTTGCTATATCTCAACTATATGCCCACCCATTTCAAGGTCTCGTTTGATAAATACATCATAAGACAGGAAGAGATACCTGTGGATTTATCCATAGCAGACAGATTGAGGAACATATGATAAAAGAAGATGCCCCAACAAACAACGTAGGTTCAGGCGCTATTGCTGGTGCAGGCGTCGGAGCAATGGGTGAACCAGGTGTATCTGTCAAAGCACAGAGAAAGAGATATGGTAAGAATAAATCTACACCTACACCTGTTATCATCAATATGATGCGTCGTAAGGCTCCGTTGTCAGAAGAATGTGAGACATTCGCCGGCGCCGTTGTGTTTGAGGTATCATCAGAGGTATTCTATAACACAAAGAACCAAAAAAGAAAACACAAAACCTGGCGTAAGTATCTGGAAGAAGATGATTGCTTGGCTGAGATTAGAGAATATGCTAACAAGCATCCACATAAGCCTATCGTTCTAAAGAATAGAACATCAGGTGAAATGTTATATGCTCGTTACGGTAAGAGAGGATAATATGTATAAGATTACACCAGAGATACTAAGGAAGGTTTCTGGTGTCCAGGGTAACAAAAAAGTAATTGATGGATTAGTTGAACACTTGCCTGAGGCACTAGAGAAATATGGTATAACAACAAAATTGAGATTGGCTCACTTTCTTGCCCAAATCGCACATGAGAGTGACCATTTTAGAACTACCGAAGAATATGCATCTGGTAGAGCATATGAAGGCAGACGAGATTTAGGAAACATTAGAAAGGGTGATGGTGTTCGTTTTAAAGGACGTGGTGTCATCCAACTAACAGGTCGTGCTAACTATCAGCGTTATGGAGACATTCTAGGTATTGACCTAGTTAATCATCCAGAGTTGGCAGCGACTCCTAGGATTTCAGTATTGACTGCATTGGAATACTGGAAGCAGAGAAAGATAAATGCACTTGCTGACCGTGACGATGTTAGACTTGTAACAAGAGCCATCAATGGTGGTTACAATGGTCTAGAAGATCGTAAGGCTAAACTTGCTAGAGCAAAACAGGCATTGAAAACTATTGAGACATTTGAGAAACCTGAACCTGCTCCTAAGAAAGTTGAACAACCTAAAGCGGAACCAGTGGTCGTAAAAAAGATTGAGCAACCGAATACAAATACGATTATTGAAGTGGTTGAAACAGTTGCTAATACATCTAATGATATACCAATGTTTGTTGAGATTGATCTAACTAATCAGTAGTATGATGCACTGGAGCGAGAGATAATGCGAACGAGATTGTTCGTTAGTGTCATGCTACACAAAGTCGGTTTAGGTCCTCCTACCTACACCACAGTAATCGCATTAGGGGGATAAAGAAAGGAATGGAAGCAACAATGGCTAACCACAACACCAACGACGACAATGACGATGTAGTTGGTGGTCTACTTGATAAGGCACCTCATTTCATCACTGCCCTAATAGCAGTCGGTGGATTGATTGCCGCCTATTTCATGACCATTGGTGATTTCAAGATGAAAGATTTAGAACTCCAACAAAGAGTAACTTACATTGAACAGAAGGTAAATCACATAGAAGAAACTATGGATACCATCAAAGCAAAACTTGAGGCAAGGGTTCCTGTCGTTGATCAAGACAGACAGGACCTCCGTAAGGAGATTGAAGGCCTCAAGGAAGTTATTCAGCAAATGAAACCTTTGCTCAAAAAATAAGACTTGACATAGAGTCAAGGGTCGTATAATATGTTTGTTCATTATGACTGGGTGATATATGTCGGTATATATTGATAAAAAGTATGTCTCTCTCCTCGCTCCTAAACTCAAACAGTTCAAGCAGCGGGGAGAGTTTTTATGGAACTTCCGTTGTCCTGTTTGTGGCGATTCCCAGAAGGACAAGATCAAGGCTCGTGGGTATATCTATAAGCGAAAGGAACACTTTGGCTTTATGTGTCACAACTGCGGTACAACCATGGGACTGCAAAAATTTATCAAGTATGTTGATCCGGGACTGTATAACGATTATCAGTTAGAGACATTCGTTCAATCTAACACAACGAATACTAAGGTTGATGCCAACCAGTTCGTATCAAAGCCTGTATTCAATATACCATGTCGTCCTCCTTCAAAGGTTGTTGCTACTAATCATACGTTCCATGAACTAGATGATATCACCCCTATGATTATGCTTGATTCTAAGAATCCTGCGGTTAGATATCTGAAAGAGCGACAGATTCCTAAGGGTCCCATGGGACGTCTATACTACACGGATGACTTCGCACAGTTTGTAAAGAGATCATTCCCAGAGAATGACAAACAACTATATAAAGAAGCAAGGATAGTTATACCCTTCTTCAATAAGGATGGCTTCCTAATAGGCGTTCAAGGACGTGCCATTGGCCCATCTAAAATCAAATACATAACGATCAAAGTAGATGAAACTGCTCCTAAGATATTTGGTTGGGATAGAGTTGACCCTCGTAAGACTATGTATGTGGTTGAGGGGCCCATCGATTCTCTTTACCTTGATAATAGCCTGGCTACTATGGATGCAGCATTATACGTTGCTCCTAGCATCGTAGGACTTGACCTAGACTACATATTCGTATATGATAATGAACCTCGTAACAAACAAATCGTTTCTAACATGCGGAAGACTATTGAAATGGGAAGAAAGATTTGTGTGTGGCCTAATGACATTCAATATAAAGATATCAATGAAATGATTATGGGTGGAATGCATCAGAGTGAAATCCAACATATCATAGATAGTAATACATATGAAGGATTGATAGCGACTATGAAAATGAACCAGTGGGAGAAACTATGAACGACGCTAAGAGAATGACTCGGAACTGTATGAGAAAACTTGAGTTAGAAAGATCGCTAACTCACCAGATAACCGATTTGATGCGATATGTGAATCCTAATGACATTCCCAAGTTGATTGAAGAACTAAAAGATGGTGCTACTGACGACCAGATAATGAAATATTTTGAGGAAGTAAAATGAACGACGCTAAGATTATTGCAGTAACACAGCCGCTTATTGAATCACATAAAGATTTGGCTAATAATCCTGTCTATATGACACCCAATGAGTTTATCGCATACACCGCACGAGTATCAAATCCATCCAATCAGCATAACACACTAACATCAGAAAAACTCCTCAAGTATCTAATCGAACATAAGCATTGGTCACCTTTTGAAATGGTTTCTATCACAATGGAAATCAATACAACTCGTGATATCTCTCACCAGATCATTCGCCATCGTTCATTCTCCTTTCAGGAGTTCTCGCAGCGTTATGCCGACCCTACTAAGGACATGTCGTTTGTAACGAGAGAGGCAAGACTACAGGACGCCAAGAACCGTCAGAATAGTATTGAGGTTGATGATTTTCAACTACAGAATAGATGGGAAGTTGAACAGGATAACGTAGCACAAAGAGCATTGAATACCTATAAATGGGCGATTGAAAGTGGTATTGCCAAAGAACAAGCCAGAGCAGTTTTACCAGAAGGTCTAACTTCTACTCGTCTATATATGTCAGGGACACTTCGTTCTTGGATTCATTACATTGACGTTAGAGCCGAAGCAGGCACACAGAAAGAACACCGTCAGGTTGCTCTTGCTGCACAGGAAGAGATTCTAAAACACTTCCCGTCATTGCGTGAGTATTGGACAAAAGAGATTGAGATTGGTTATAAGATAAACAGAACAGAGATTGGAACAAAGACAAGACCGATTGAAGATTCTTGGTGGAAGAAGTTGAAGTTTTTACCATGAGTGTTCATTGGATATGGAATCCTAAACATTGGACGTTTCATATAGTCAAAAGATTCAATGGTGGAAATCCATATACGAGTTATAGATTTGGTCCTTTGTTTGTTAGGAGATTTTGGTAATGCCTTATGATAAGATGAAAATAACTCAACTGGTAAGACATATCAATAGATTAGAATGGGCTGCTGAAACAACTGATGATTATAAATGGGCTAAACAACATCAATCAGAACGTCAATATTGTATTGATATACTGATTAGTAAATTTTGCTATTAGTGGTGGAAAACAATGCTATTTGATAAGTATGACTTCAAGAAGTTTGGTAGAGCCGTTCGCAAAGTGAATAGCAGGTTCATGGGTAGAGAAATCAGACAGCTATATTCTGGTTATTTATATCCAGAGTTACCTTTATATTTGAAAATTACGGAAAAGTTAGAACAAGAGGAAGCATAATGGACAGTTTATATCAGGAATTTATCTATAAGAGCAGATATTCACGCTATCTGCCAGAACAAAATCGCCGTGAGAATTGGGAAGAGACTATCAATCGTTATCTTGACTTTATGCAGGATCACTTGATGGCTAACTATGCATTTGACATGAAGGAGGTTCGTCCTCGTTTGTTTAGTGCTATTCATGACATGAAGGTTATGCCTTCCATGAGAGCATTGATGACATCTGGTAAGGCACTTGAACGTGATAACACTTGTGGTTATAACTGTTCATTCCTACCTATCGATGATCCAAAGGCTTTTGACGAAGCCATGTTTATTCTTCTATGTGGTACCGGTGTTGGATTCTCCGTTGAACGTCAGTTCATCAATCAACTACCAGAAATCCCAGAGAAGATGTTTGATTCTGAAACTATCATATCTGTCCGTGATAGTAAGGAAGGATGGGCCAAGGCTTTGCGTATGCTTATCGCATTGCTATACACGGGTGAGATTCCCAAGTGGGATCTGACAAAGGTTCGACCAGCAGGTGCTCCTCTAAAGACATTTGGTGGTCGTTCGTCAGGTCCTGGCCCGCTTTCAGAATTGTTTAAGTTTGTTGTTAAGATGTTTAAGAACGCACATGGTCGTCGTCTAACATCATTAGAATGTCATGACATCATGTGTAAGATAGGCGAGGTCGTAGTTGTTGGTGGTGTTCGTCGCTCCGCAATGATTAGCCTATCTAACTTATCAGATGACCGTATGCGTCATGCTAAAGCAGGTGCTTGGTGGGAAGCAAATCCACAGCGAGCCCTATCAAACAATAGTGCTGTGTATAATGAGAAGCCAGAAGTTGGCACATTCATGCAGGAATGGGTTTCACTATACGAAAGCAAATCAGGAGAGAGAGGTTTATTCAGTCGTGAAGCATGTCAGAAAATCGCAAAACGAAACGGAAGAAGAAATGCTGACCAGTTATTCGGCACCAATCCGTGTAGTGAAATTATCCTTAGACCGTATGGATTTTGTAACCTTACCGAGGTGGTTATCAGAGCCACAGACACCTTGGAACAGATTAAGGAGAAGATTGAGATTGCAACTATTCTCGGTACTTTCCAATCTACTCTCACTGATTTCCCGTATCTAAGAAAGATTTGGGTCAAGAACGCAGAAGAAGAAAGATTACTTGGTGTTTCTCTCACAGGCATCTATGACTCCAAGTTGTTTAACAATCCAGAAGATAAAGGCATCAAAGAACGCCTTGCTTCTCTCCGTGACTTTGCAATCGAGGTGAATAATGGACTCGCAGAAACACTTGGCATTAATCCTGCTGCTGCTATCACTTGCGTCAAACCTTCTGGGACTGTTTCTCAACTATGCGACTCCGCTTCTGGCATCCATCCACGGCATTCTAATTATTATATCCGTCGTGTTCGTGCTGATAATAAAGACCCTCTAACACAGTTTATGAAGGACAAGGGTGTGCCATGGGAGGCTGATGTTATGAAGCCAGAGTCCACAACTGTATTCTCTTTCCCAATGAAAGCACCAAAGGGTGCAGTTGTAAGAGACGACATTGACGCTATCAAGCACCTGGAACTATGGGCAGTCTATCAGGAAGCGTGGGCAGAACATAAGCCATCTGTTACCATCAATGTCAAAGAAGAAGAATGGATGAAAGTGGGTGCCTGGGTCTACGACCATTTTGATGAAATGTCTGGTGTCTCGTTCCTGCCATATGACGGCGGCAGTTATAGACAGGCTCCGTATGAATCCATTACTAAGGACTTATATGATGCTATGTTGCCTTCCATTCCTACTCACCTGGACTGGGATACATTGGTAGAGTTTGAGGACGAGACTGAGGGTGTTCAAAATTTGGCGTGTTCGGCAGGAGGGTGTGACATATAACACACTCCGTATGTCCCTCAAAATGATGTAAGGGTTCATAAGAAATGTGTCTGTGTGTATTCTTGTAATCAACGCAAGAAGATTCCAAAAGGAAGGCATCATACAGACACATTTTTGTTTCCGAGATTATCTCATACTTGTATTGTCTAAAACGGCCTTTGTATCTTGCTTTGGCATCGTGTATGGTAATACCAAACTTATAGAATGACTCGGTATCATTATAAACTCGAATGATGTAGAATGTGGCAGGTTTGTCTTTTAGGTATGGTCTTTTGCGGAAAATACTTTCACTATACTTTCCATTCCTTTTGTTGAACTTTGGAGTGTTCCGTAATGCTAAATCTACCTGCTGCTGTTTGGTTTTCTTTACACCAAACTTTTTACACCAGTTGTCTATTGTACCTTTATGAACTTTGTAGTATAATGCTAACTCTTGTCGGGATTTGTTTTGGTCTTGGTATAGGTGGAGGAACTCTTCCTTGCTTGGAAGAGGAATCATACCGTTCGGTTGATTTAGACGCTGTGGTTGAGGGATTCTATAAATAGCCATAGGCTGGTCTCCTTGCCGAGATTAGAGTAGGCAGGATTGCCGTCCGTGGCCTACACCTCTATTTAGCAAACTAAGGATTTACAAATGTCCGATATCAAAGAAAGTTTCTATAACAAACTTGACGAAATGCGTTCTGAAACACTAAAATCTTATATCAAAAAGGCTGGTGAAAGCAAAGCAGCACATTCACGGGCATATGATAGTGGTGATGGAAGTAAAGATCCGATACAGAATATGCGTTATATGTCACACCATTTTAGAAAAACTAAAAATCGTGAAAAAGGTATTGAGAGAGCAACTAAAAAACTGGAAGAATGATAATGCGAAATCTAATCGCCGCCTATTGTAAGTATGATAATAAACTACCTGCCTCATGTGCTACATATATGGAGAAGAAGTGAATGAAGAAACTATTGATTGCTATGATGCTACTTTCTACACCAGCCGCAGCAGAAACTAATATCACTATTAGCAAGTCGCACCAGATGATGCAGGTTGATAGTGATTATGGATCGTATCAGTGGCGAGTCTCAACCGCCCGCAAAGGTTATTATACTCCCACTGGTACGTTCCGTCCTTATTCCCTTCAACTAATGCACTACTCAAAGAAGTTCGACAATGCCCCGATGCCTCATTCTATCTTTTTTAGCGGTGGTTATGCAATTCACGCTACTCCTCATGTTGGTGCTTTGGGTCGACCCGCTTCTCACGGCTGCGTTCGCCTTTCTCCAAGCAATGCTGCTACTCTTTATAGCATTGTAAAGCAGGATTCAGACACAACGATAAGGATTGTACCATGATAAAGACTTGGAAAGGAATGGACCTCAACTATGTTAGCAAAGACGTTGCTAACCGTTTCTTCGGTGACATTATCAATATGTCAAGAGAAGAACTTGTAAAGCAGATTGTGGAATCACACATATATGATCTTCTTCCTAAAGAGGATGCTGAAAAACTCAAGTATGAGAATGTCATTGAATTTCTTGATGCGAAGAAGAAACTGGAAGAAGCACAATGAACCTATTTCAACTCGGTAAGTTTACCTCACATGCAGGCAATGAACTCGATTGGAAGATTGAGTGTGATGCACTCACCGACGAAGATTGGGATTGTCTTGCTAAGATGATTAGCGAAAAGACAGAGTTTGGTTCTGTCTATGGCATTCCACGTGGTGGCACCAAACTTGCCAATGCTCTACAGAAGTATTGCTTACCTAATCATCCTATTCATCTTGTGGTTGATGATGTATGGACAACTGGCAAATCTATGCGTGAGGTAATGGTACCTGGTGACATGGGGTTTGTTGTCTTTGCTAGACAAAAGATTCCATATGACCCGGAGACTTACACTCGTGCATTGTTCACTATGGAAATTTTATGAATGAACTGGATGAAATCTTATTCGATCAACTGCATGTTGCTAGACGTATAGCAAAGAAAATGAGGAAAGCGAGAAAGGTGATGGGACCTGATCCTTACTTGCTTTCCTGTCAAGAAGCAAATGAAAATAGAATACAATATTTTGAGACTATGATTGATGATAAAACACTGTTACACAAGAAGCATAAACGAAAGAAACAACAGAACCCAGACATACTGGCAAGGAGTACCTCCTACGAGTGGTACAGAAATTTTATGGTAGTGTCCAATATCGGTTACAAGATGATGATTGACTCGTTCCAGGCCTATATGTCTTATTTCAGGAAGGACAAAGAATGAAGGCCCAAGGTACGCAGGTTCTAGGACAGATTATTGAGAGCCTAGAAAACAGTGATGTATCCTATGAAGATAGGGAACTCGTATATGAGATATTGTTAGAGGTGTTCGAGGAGTTTGAAGCAAAGAACTTAGACGAATGTTTGGATATCGATCCTGCATTTGATAAGGTGTGGAACGAAAAGTATCCACCTGAAATAGAAGAATACGAAGAATAACTATATAGGTCTATGTGGACCTATAACAACGAACCCTTTACAGAAATCCCAGACGGCTATCAAGCCTTCGTATATGTCATCACCTGTGTGCCTACAGGAAGAAAGTATATTGGGAAAAAACTATTCAAATTCACTCGCACTACCAAGAAGAAAGGTAAGCGAGTAAAGAAGCAGGTCGATTCAGATTGGCTAGATTACTATGGCAGCAATAAAGAACTTTTACACCACGTGGAAATCTTCGGTAAGGAGAAGTTCACCAGAGAAGTCATCCGTCTATGTAAGAGCAAAGGCGAAGCGTCGTATTATGAAGCGAAGGAGCAGTTCGATAGGGATGCGCTGCTATCGGAGAGTTATTACAACTCGTGGATCATGGTCCGAGTAAGAAAGTCGCATGTGAAGAAATGAAACATCTTATCTTGACATTGATGGTATTAGGTGTTATGATAACACCACATAAGATAGAAAAGAAACACAAGTATCGCACCATCTTTGACTTTGATTCTAATAAACAAGAGTTGATAGAACTTTGCTGTCCTCGGAAACCTAATCCGCTGTCGCCGTTCGAACACTTACCACATCCGCAGACTTTCTAATCTAAGTGAGGTTATAATGATTACAGTATATTCAAAAGATGCCTGTTCATATTGTGACAAGGCTATTACACTATTAAAACTCAAGGCAAAGGAACACGTTGTCTATAAGTTAGGCAAGGACTTTGACCGAGATACTATCCTGGAAATGTTTCCTAACGCCAGAACCTTTCCGATAATAACACTTGACAAAGAGTTTATCGGGGGCTATAATGAGTTAGAAAAGTTGCTAAATGAGGAAGGAAAACTGTGACGGTCTATTGTATACCCAAAGCACCACATCATTATGGAGATCTTTGGGTCAAAGTCTCCAAGCGTGGTATGGTCACGGTGATGAATCCTGCTGGTAAGTGGTGGCGAAATCGCACCTTTACTCTTGCGGAGTTTAGAAATATCTTTAAAGAAGATATGAACAACCAGGTAACACAGAAGGATAATATCCATGATCGATAAGTATGGTTTGAAGGAAGACCTTAAGAATGGAGTTGTTACCGTTGTGTTTGAAAAGACCGACGGAACTGAACGCACTATGCGGGCTACTCTTTCCGATCTATATGTTCCGCAAGTTGAGCCTGCTATGTTATCCGAGTATGACGGTAATGTTCCTAAGAACACCCGGCAGTTGAATGATAACGTCCAAGCAGTATGGGATATCGATGAAGGTGGCTGGCGCTCCTTTCGTTATGATTCCGTGAAACAACTATTGAAGGAGTAATATATGCCATGGCCTCATAAGAACAGACCTCGCAAGGGTCGCCGTAAAGTTGGATCTACAAAGCGCAAGATGCGTCGTACCAAAGGAAAGAAGGGTAAGTGATGCCTATTAATCTACCGCCGAATATCGGAGCAGATAAGATGGAACAGATGAAGAATATCCGAGTGATCAATGTCGGTCCTTCACAGACGCCTATCAACTTTATGGATGGCTTAGCCCTTCTGTTGATTGGTCTAAAACTAACTGACCATCTTGATAACTGGACTTGGATTGAGGTTCTCGCACCTCTTTGGGCACCTTTCATGTTTATGTGGCTTGTTCGCCTAGTTGTTGCGTCCTTCTTTACCGATGACGAGGAGGAAGAATAATGTCAGCCGATAATGGCATCTATGTCCTATTTACCGAGAGTAAAAAGGGACCTGAGTATCGTGTAACCTATGCACAGGCTATCGACTCCATCTATGGTAAGTTTAATGAACAGACTTTCCGTTATGAAGGTGATCTAGTGCGTATCCAGGATACCTTCGGTGAGGCTCCGGTGTTTCATACTATCAATGAAGCACTTGACTATGCCGAAGAATTAGAGCATAATTATAACTACCTAGAAGATGGTGTTTGTGTAATCAACGAGTTTAAGGACTATGGGCACCTCTTCGGATAAGGAGAAAAAAGTGAAGAAGTCAGCAACGGTCAAACGCACCCAGTTTGCAGACGAAAAGTACCTCGGTCCCGAACCTACGGTGACCGAGGACTCTACACAATCAGAACTCGCCAGAGCCTATAACTGGTTCAACTATTTCTATTCCTCTGATGACGCCAAGTCATTCACAATCGCCTACCTAAAGTCAATCAAATATGATAGCACAGTTATTAGAAAACTTAGGTCTCCTTCCGTCAAAGCCATCGAACTTAACAATGTTGGGTGGAACTGCCGACTGCTGCACTCTGGGAGCAACTTACCAGATGATGTGTGGTTCAAGGTTGAAGCAAAGATACGAGACCTCACAAAGGATGTTGTTGAAGAGGAGACAGATGCGGAGGAGCAACCGGTACAAAAAGTTGTATCTATCCAAGACCGTATCAATAACAAGGCATCCGATCTAATCGGTGAACTGGAAGAACAGTTAGACGTATTCTTCCAAGAAGGAGTAATACAGTTTGACGTTAAGAAGTGGTCCCTTGAGAAGGGAATTAAACCGCAAATTGCGAAGAGGATTGCAGAACACTTCCGTCCTCAATACGAAGAAATCGTCGAGGCCCAAACCGGTAAAGACGCTGACCTTGTGGAAGCGTATAAAGGCTGGCGTAAGCCGGTTCTTAAAATCATGGGGCTTTTCATCAAGCGAATAATCGACCATATGGTTGAACTTGACTCTGCTGGTCAGGCTGTTCGTAAGCCACGCAAGAAGAAGATTAAGCCAGCGCATGTTCTAGTGTCTAAGATGAACTACTGTGCATCCTCTGATACACTCACCAGCGTAGACCCGAAAGGAATCATCGGTGCTGAACAACTTTGGGCATTCAATGTTAAAACTCGCAATCTTTCTGTGTATAATGCCGTGGGTCATTCTGGCCTTTCGGTCAGAGGGACTACGATTACAGGATTTGATGAGACAACTTCGGTTACAAAGAAACTCCGTAAGCCAGAAGCAGTAATCAAGCCACTACTAGATGGTGGTAAGATTTATCTCCGCAAGGTCATGGAGAATATCAAAACTACAGAAACAAAGGCAACGGGTCGTATCAACATGGATACAATCTTGTTGAGAGTGGTAAAATGAGTGCTACACATGCTATGATTTGGGTGGCGATCTATATGGGTATGATTACAGGAGTATTGGCCGTGGTCATTGTGATTGCTGCCACATACTACGACTTCAAGAATAAGGACAAAAAATGACAGAGAAAGTAATCGAGTTTCCAAAACACAAGGTCGTCAGGGATGTTCCTGGTGAGGTGCTAGAGGAACGAAATCGCCGTGCTGATCAAAAGATGGCGGACACTATTGTTGATGAAATCACTGGCATGGTTATCACCGAACTAGATAACTATTATGTTGAGATTGAGAACAAGCAATTCACTAAGGACTTTGTTCTCGTTCTAGATGCCCTCAAGGCCGCCGTGTATCGCTCGTTTGGTTTGCCACACCACTTACATGACTTTATTGATGACAATGTAAAGTTGATTGAAGGTAAGGAAGGTATGACTAAGGAAGAATTGAAAGAGAAAATTGAGTCGGTAATGGCGGAACTTACCGCAGCCAAGGACGACCTTGACAGCGACGAGGAATAGTGCTATACTATAATCCTCACTAAGGAATTATCATGAACTATATGCTTATTGACCTAAACCAGGTTCTAATCTCTAATCTGATGCAGCATCTAAAGATGATCACCAAGGAACAGACCATGTCCGAGGATCTGATCCGTCATATGTGCATCAATACCATCCGCTCAAATGTAAGACAGTTTCGGTCAAAGTATCCGAACATTGTGCTTTGCTGTGACTCCAAGCATTACTGGCGCCGTGACGCCTTTGCTTTCTATAAGAGCCAGCGTAAGCATGACCGAGAAGCCTCTGGGCTTGATTGGGGAATGATCTTTGATGTCCTCAACCGTATTCGTGATGAATTGCGTGACAACTTTCCATACAAGACCCTCAATGTAGAAGGTGCAGAGGCAGACGATGTTATCGCCGTCTTGACTGCCCGTCTATCTGCACATGGCAACGTCCTCATTCTTTCGAGTGATAAGGACTTTGGGCAATTACAGAAGTATCCTAATGTTACACAGTATTCGCCTATTCTAAAGCGTTTCATCAAGATCGACAACCCAACACAGTTTATCCGTGAGCATATTCTCAAGGGTGATCGTGGTGATGGCATTCCCAACTTTCTATCTGCCGACAATACGTTTGCGGCAGGTGAGCGTCAGAAGCCCATTAGCAGCAAGAAACTACAGGTATGGGTGACGCAGGATGCCAATCAGTTTTGCACTACGGATGATATGCTTCGTGGTTATAAACGTAATCAGATGTTGGTTGATTTTGACTATATACCTAATGAGATCCAATCTAAGATCGTCTCGGCTTTCGAAGAAACAAAGCCAGCGGCCAAAGAGAAGATGCTAACCTATTTTATTGACAAGGGTCTCAAGGTTATGATTGAGTCAATAAGCGACTTTTGAGGATACTATGGCACTAAAGAATATCTATGAGGTTCTTAACGAGTTTAAGACCGTAAAGACAAAGCAGGAACGTATTGGAGTGCTGCGGAAGAATGAGTCATGGGCATTGAAAAGTGTCCTACAAGGCGCATTTCATCCTGACATTAAATTCAATACGAAAGTTCCTGACTATAAAAAGGTTGACGTACCACCAGGTATGTCGTATGATCACATGACAAGCGCAATGCAGCGTGTATATTTGTTTCATGAAGGCAACCCCAAGGCACCCGCAGGCTTAACAGATAAGCGCAGGACAGAACTCCTTATCCAGATTTTAGAATCTCTTGAGCCGCCGGAGGCAGAGGTGTTTACCAACATGCTACAGAAGGATCTAAAAATTCCATATCTAACACAAGGACTGGTGAATGAAGCGTTCGAAGGATTATTACCAAAATCGTAAGATGTTAAAGGAGTTGCAGTATGACAAGATAAGATTTAAGCCCAAGATCGAAGATATCGAAACTTGGTTTGTCATACTGAATGAACAACTCTTTGGTAATAAGCTAGAACCTTTTCACAAGATTGCTATCAAAAGACACAAAGATGCACATGCATATTTCAACTTTTGGACAGGTAAAGACAAAGACAGACCACCAGAATTGTCTATGGATAAAATCTTTATGAACAAGAAGATGTTTGTGGAGATATTAGCACATGAAATGATACATCTATTTCAACATCAATTCAAAGAACCACTAGGTCACGGCCCATCCTTCTGGGTGTGGCGTGACAATTTTAGCTTTAAAGGACTAAAACTTTACAAGGTAGCATGATATGAAACAGCATAAGTCACACAATCCTATTGATCCACTTTACGCTGAACTACAGGAAGAAGATCGCAAGTATGGTGGCAAGCGATTAGAAAGACCACAATCAGAGGTCTCTAAGAAGCGCCCACTACGCAATCTCAAGAAAGCCTGGATGGAACATACGGAAGACTTTGATGAAGTTGATGATTTTTACGAACACTGAATGTATACAAAAAAGTGCTTGACAATCTGTTCCATCCGTGTATAATATAAGTCATATTCTCGTGGAAGGAATACATCATGTCAAATCCTGCTGCTCCTAAGATTCTCAATGATATCGTGGCTGCTCTTTCTACCGCTAATATCAATGCGGTCACTGATGATGATGAAGGTCGTGTCAATAGTAAGAAAGACGAAGCTAATGTTATCAATTGGCTTCTGAAAAACAAAAAGTTTAAAAATAGCGTCCGACCTGTGGCGCTACGCCAGTTTGGAGACCTTATCGTTACCGACGAAAAGGGTGTTGATCATTATGTGAATATCAAGACCAGTTCCGGTGGATCCGATAATGCGTTCTCTAAACTGGGCTTTTTGTGGGCCTTCACCGATCTACCCATCGAAAAACTCCCCAAGTCTATATCGAATAAAAAGTGGTTTGAACTTATCACTAAGCACAAGAAAGATGTCGGTCGTGATTACTGGTTCTTGAGCCTTGATAAGTCAGACATGAACAATGTGACACTCCGTGGTGTCAAGCAGGTTGAGAATTGGGCTAAGAATCCGACTAACAATCTACAAATCAACTGGCGTAAAGAGCATGATACAAAGGTCAAAAAATATACCTTTGAACAGGCTTGGAACCGTGTTATAATCGACGGCGTGCTTTTCTGTTGGGAAAAGTATTGTGACTCAATGCTAGAAGGTATCAAGTATCGCAATGCCTATAAAAAGTGAAATCTATAACGACGACTGTTTCAATGTGTTTCCACTCATACCAGACAACTCTATTGATCTGGTGTGTGTGGATCCACCTTATGGTACAACGTCTATACATTGGGACAAGGTCCTTGACTTTAACAAGATGTGGGTCGAACTAGAGAGAATGTGCAAGCCTACTGCCAATATCATTATCTTTGGTAGCCAGCCTTTCTCTAGTCTTGTTATCGTCAGCAAACTAGATTGGTTTCGATATGAACTAGTCTGGAATAAGAACAAGTGTGGGTCTCCCGGTCTTGCAAAGCATAGACCGCTAAAGGTCCATGAGAATGTTATGGTGTTCAATCGTAAGACTGGTGGCACCTATAATCCTATCATGGAAGAAGGTAACCCATACTATCGTGAGACGACTAAAGAGAATGGTTATGGCTCTGGTAAGAATACACATGGCTACGGCTTCGGCAATAAGCCTACATTCAAACTAGAGAACAATGGCACAAGATACCCTAAGAGTATCCTCCACGCATCCAGGAACTTCTCTGCTCAACAGACGGTGCATCCTACACAGAAGCCAACCAATCTATTAAACTGGCTCATCATGACATACTCTAACCCGGGTGAGACTGTTCTGGATTTTTGCATGGGTTCGGGTTCTTGCGGAGTGTCCGCTAAAGAAACTGGTCGCTCTTTCATAGGGGTTGAAAGAGAGAAGGAATATTTTGAAATATCTGGCAGGCGGATCGCCGAGGCTGCCGAGGGTGTTGTCAATCCCGACAACAAACAATTGACAACACAAATGCTTGATGTAAGTCAAAAATCTAGCGGTAAATTACCCCTATAATGAAATCAACGACTTAGGGTGCGACGTCCTGTCGCACCTGTTTACATACGATTTTTGTTGACTGTTCCGCTGGTCGTGCTATAATGTGAGCATGATCAAAGCAAAACGCAAACCCCGTTCCGACCGTAAGCACCTAATCTATAGCTTGGCTATAAATGGCCGAGAGTATATCGGTGTTACCTTTGTTGATAAAGGTCGTATCAACGCCTCCCTCACCCGTCGCTGGCAAAAGCATGTCCGCCGTGCATTGACCGAAGGCAAAGACTGGAAATTGTGCGTAGCCATTCGCAAGTATGGCCCCGATAATTTCAACGTTTCTGTCCTCGAGGTCGTGCGTGGCAAGACTGCTGCCCATTTGCGTGAGCGTGAATTGATTAAAGAACGTAAGCCCAAACTCAATACGGATGTGCGCTAATGTCTAATCCCATCTTTCTTGACCTTATCAATATGCATGAACTGGATTTGCAGATTGTTTTAAAAGATGCAATCGCAAGTCTTGAGCCTCGGCAGCGCCTTGTGGCTGTTCGTCGTTTCTATCAAAATCAAAATCTATCATCAATTGCGGAAGAGTTGGGTGTTTCTGACAATCGTGTGTGGCAGATCGAAGCCAAGATACTCCGCAAACTTAAACAGGGCCTTACCAGCAAACGTATGTAAACCAGGGGTGCGACAATCTGTCACATAGACAACCGATCCGTTCCGTGCTACTATACGTCCATAATCGATGAAAGGAATCTAATATGTCTAATCCCCGTTTCGTTAAAAAGTCCTTTAACCTGGACGTGGCCACTCTTAATGCTCTCACTAACTATTTTGAGAATGGCGGCACCATTAAAGTAGCCAAACCTACTAAACGTCCGAAGAATAGCATTACTCGTGGTAAATCAATAAACGTTAGGGGTTAATCATGGAAGTTTTCGCTGTAATATGGTTCATGGAATATGAGGGTGAGCAATTGTTGGGCATATTCTCTGATTATGTCAAGGCTCGCCAGTATGTGCTGGATCAAAAGGACGAAAACGTTTCAATACGCAAAGTAGTATTGAATGAAATATATCAATTCGGTGCTTGTGGAGAGGAAATATAATGACTGATATCGTTCTCTTTATTGTAGTGTTTGCTCCTCCGATTGCGTTTGCGTTAATCGCTCTTACTAACATGGAGAATTGATATGATTACGACTGTCAATCTTGATACTCAAGAATATCGTGAGAACATGGAATTGCCCATGGAAGAACTCGCCACCACATTATCTGAAATGGGAATGAAGCGGGATTGCCTGACTGATCCCGAACTTGTAACAATAGCAACCCGCAAGTTAAAGACCTTGCGCCTTATTGCTGCTACTGTTATGAATGAAGATTTGCTCAAGGCCGTGATGGCTGAATAGGAGAACTAATATGACTGTGTTTTATTCGATCTATGATGAACGTGGTACCCGTGAGTATTGCTTCACACAGTACCTTGGCAATCTACTCCTTGAAACTGATATTTCATATTGGATTGTTCCTGGCACTATAAACGATATGGACGAACTGGAGGATATTTTCATATGATGGACGAAACTAAAGTCATGCAATATGCCGCACTCGGTATGGTTGCTACGTTTGCCTTTATCGGCACTTTGCTGTGGATCGTTATTGATAGGACGAACTAATGCGTGTATATCTTCTGATATGTGAAGCGCACTCCGACGATGATCGGGCTATAGGTGTGTATTCATCTATTCAAGCGGCTCGTGATGCCTGGGAGGCATGGCCGAGTCGACCTTATTACCCGTTCTATCGTATTGAAGGGCGAACGCTGGATAATCCTGCTGTAGAAGGTCCAGCGCCTATCAGTGAAGTTGTTGAAGTAGGAGATATATAATGGCTGATGCTCATACCGATGAAACTGTTTATTTGCCTACCATAGAGTTGTTGAATAACACCGAACTGTGGGGTGAAGTCGGTGTGGTAGTGTATAGTAAAGCGTTTGCTGCTAACGGTGTTCAAATCTGGATGGTGCCTGAATGACAAATGCAATCCACTTTGTCGGTTTCAAAAATGACCGTTATCATACGGCGGTTGCTGTGTTTGGTAAGCCAGACTTTATCCATAGGTTCTGGGATTATCGTGCAGTCTGCGAGGTGCAGGAAAACGACATTGTGGTATTTGCTGATGGTGATGAAACACAAAACGTAAATCCTTTTGCTTTCGATGACTCGGCTAACTTCTAAAGGAGATATATAATGGCTAATGTCAAAACTTTCAATCTCACCATACATTTTCGTTTGGCTGACCGCACATGGAGAGGTATCTCTCGTGTAGCAGTAAAACGCTATATAGAACGTTATAAGCATAATGAACATTATACCGGTTACTGTGTAGAGGAACGATAGGAGAATTAAAATGGCATACCAGTATGTGGATGGCGCCCGTGGTGGTCGCTTAAAGATGTGGTGTGAGGGAGTTGAGGTCGAGGCTGATGCCCGCACCCAGTTAGACAATATTGCGGCACTCCCGTTTATTGCTGGCCACGTTGCTGTTATGCCGGACGTCCATCTTGGTAAGGGTGCAACGGTTGGGTCGGTTATTCCGACGGTTGGTGCTGTTGTGCCGGCTGCTGTTGGTGTTGATATCGGTTGTGGTATGATGGCTGTTCGTCTGTCATTGACGGCGAACGATCTGCCGGACAATCTTCACTCGCTGCGTTCTCATATTGAGTCCGTGGTTCCGCATGGTCGTACCGACAACGGTGGTAAGAACGACAAGGGAACGTGGCAATCTCATGTTTCTGATGCTGCTACGACCGCTTGGTTAAAGTTGTGTGTTCGTTATGAGGCTATCGTAGCAAAGCACCCGAAGATCCGTTCTCATAAGACTTTTGAGTTTATGGGAACTCTCGGTACGGGTAACCACTTTATCGAATTGTGTCTGGACGAGGACGATTATGTGTGGATAATGCTACACTCTGGTTCTCGTGGTGTTGGTAACAAGATTGGTCAATACTTCATTGAGGCTGCAAAGCGTGAAATGGAGCGTTATCATGTCTTGCCGTATCTACCGGATAGTGACTTGTCCTATCTTGTAGAAAACACGACGCTGTTTGATGATTATGTGGAGGCTGTATCGTGGGCACAGGAGTTTGCGGCTCTTAACCGTCAGGTAATGATGGATGCGGTGCTATATGTTCTGCGTCAGCGTTTGCCGCACTTTGTTGTGTCTGATGAAAAGGCTGTGAACTGTCACCACAACTATATTGCTAAGGAGAACCACTTTGGCAAGAATGTGTGGGTGACCCGTAAGGGTGCGGTTCGTGCCCGTAAGGACGATCTTGGTATCATACCGGGATCAATGGGTACGGGTTCGTTTATCGTTCGTGGTCTCGGTAACCAGGAGTCGTTTTGTTCGTGTTCTCATGGTGCTGGTCGTCGTATGTCCCGCAATGCGGCTCGTAAGGCTATCACGCTGGAAGATCATATCAAGGCGACCGAAGGTATTGAGTGCCGTAAGGACGTTGATGTAATCGACGAAAGCCCGGCTGCTTATAAGGACATTGGCGCTGTAATGGCTGCACAGGATGACCTTGTTGAGATTGTCCATCGCCTTCGTCAGGTTCTAAATGTAAAGGGATAAAAGATGACAGTAGAACAAGCAATCAAGTTTCTAAATGACGCTGCCGACTACTTTGATAAACGAACACTGGCAACCAAAGAGGACAAGTCCTATTGGGCCTATGTTACTAATGCAGAAGGTTGTCGGCAAATTGCAGACCTTATACAGGAGTTAGCAAAAGATGAAACTGTCACCTAAACAAATTGAGTATATCAATAAGGAACGAGAGATACTTATTCGACTTATTGATGCAAAAGAAAAGAGTGAGACCTGGCGTGGCCTTGGCGCAGATCGTCTAAGACTACAAACGATACATCTCATTATCGAATTACACAATCTGGAAATAGGAAAGAAAGATGAAACGCAAAACGATAAATCCAGTGGCGAAAGCCCTTCGAAGCCCTCAATGTAGACAAAAGGTGTTTGTAGACAAGAAATCTGTCTACAATCGCAAAAGACTACCAAAACTATAGACTAAGGGTGCGTCATCATGTCGCACCTGTTGTCATACGATTTCCCTTGCACCTTCCATTCCGTTGTGTTATGATTAGACATAATCGAGAAAGGGAAAATCATGAAACTCAATAACTTCGCTTCCAATCAGACCCAGATCAATCTCAAGGACGGAACTGTTATTCTGTTCTCCTACAAGACCCCTGTCGCTGCATATGTGCCGGGCACGGGTTATGTTCGCACGAATTATAAGTGGTCACGTACCACGTCCAAGCATATCAATGCCTGGCTCCGTAACGTCGGCATCGTCGGCTCTGTCGACCAGTCTTATCTTGATAACCTCGTTGGCATTTAAGGAGTGATCAATATGAATAGCAATGATGCTTATCGCTTAGAACTTCAATGCGCTCTTATTGAGGCTGAGGCTCGTGGCTATTATGAGGCTGCTGAAACATTGCAGCAAATGATAGATGAATTTGATGAAAATGCGGAGGACTAATATGCAAAAGATTATCTCTGGTGATTTTAGTTATGTCTGCCGTGTAGCAAATAACTTTATTGCTCTCGGCTGGCATGTTGTAAAACAGAAAAAGTGGTCAGACGGTAAATATACTCTTGTCCTGGAGTTTTCTGATGTCTAATATAGATGCTACGTTAAGCTATCTGCATAGCTATTTCAGTTATGAAGATAATAACGGTCATGAAGCCGATAATGAAGCGATGCTGATCAAAGTCGGTATTCTAATGTGGATTATAGAGGATATACTTGAAGATGTCAAAAATGTCTGAATTGTATATTGAGGCCGTTAATCTTATTCATGATGCAATGGGTGAGCCAGGCGTTATGACAGATAACGATGTCCTCAATTATGTGAATGAGCGGCTGCCAATCAAGATTGAATTAGAATTTGTGGAGGAAGTCCTTGACAAGTTTTTCAATGATGAATGGGCGACCGATTATGAACTCTCTCCCACCCTGCATTGAATGACAACAAATCGTATGACAACACTCTACTCATTCTATAGACTATTGGTGCGACAACATGTCGCAGGTGTTTACATACGATTTCTCTTGACATATGTTCCCGGTCGTGCTATTATATGATCATAATGATGAAAGGAGTATCTAATATGGCTAATGTAAACATTCCTGCTTGGGCTGGTTCCGCTGATACCATGGCTCGTCGTGTCAAGCCGATCATCCACTTGATTAAACTCGGCAAGGCAGTCTCCCCGTCTGATATCGACAACCTTGTCCGTCCTGCCGGTTCTTCTAAGAACTATTCTGCCAAGTATATCACGTTCCTGCGTCTGCTCGGCTTTGACTTCACTGTGCAGAAAGACGGTCGCAAGATCGTTTCTTATACCTGCTCCGTCGAGCCGAAGAACGCTGCTGATATTCGTGGCATTGGTGCTAAAGTCGCCAAGGCTAAGTCACCTGCTGCCCCCAAGGCTGCTAAGGTGAAGGCTCCCAAGAAGGCTGCTGCACCCGCTGCTCCCCGCAAGGTTGCTGCTGCTAAGTCTTCCAAGTCTGTTGCTGATATCAAGGCAGCCAATCTTGCTAAGTTGAAGGCTGTGGGTGCTAAGTTTAAGCCCAAGAATGTCCGTGAATATGACGATGTGACTGAACAGTTTGGTACGTCAGGTGAAGTTGGCACCTCGTTCAATGTTGACCGTGACTGGGATAGCATCGAAGGTCTTGACCTCAAGGCTCTTGGCATCTAATCTCTAAACAATAGGAGTGCTTCCATGTCTTACGTCAATGTGCAAATCGACATTAGCGATATCGACACTGATGACCTCATTGAGAACGTCGAGCGTCGTGGCTATCGTGTTTTGGAAAAGGGTCAGATTGATGAAGATGTGGAGGCACTACACCGCACACTAGATGAAATACATAACCTGTATCATTCTTTCTTAGCCTGGAAAGATGGCTGTGTAAAGAATGAATACTTTGAACGTGAAATCAAAACGTTCTTTGATGCTACAATCGACATGAAGGTTCTCTAATGTCTCTTGTCAAACTACGATATAAAACGGCGTTCAAGCCTAATGGGCTTGCTTATAGTCCGTCAGAGGTTGAATATGTGGGGCATGTTGTCCCACGTTCCTCATGGCTATCAGAGAATGAGTTTTTTCTCACTACAGGTGACATTGATGCTCCGGTTCGCATACTTGATAAGCGTGATGTTATTCAGGCCTGGGTCGACAAGTCAAATCGTGGGGATAATGTTTCAATCGTTGATAACAAGTATGTCGTAACTGCGGGTCCGTTCAAGCGTTATTCATGCACCTGCACCGCATATAAGTATCGTAGTAAATGCTCTCATATCGATGGAGTTAGAAAATGAATCATGATCGTTTCTTTGGTGGCTTCGGCCTTATCTTCGCTATCGTGTTTATTATTGGTTTGATCGGCGTAGTCTATAATGGTTATCTAATGGGTCAGTGTATGAAAAGTGGTGACCCGAATAGTAAGGCTTGCTTTGAATACAATGTGGCGAATAACAATCTCCGCAATAACAATGTCAATCTGAACCTGAATGGTAACTAATCTATGTTTTGGATACAAAACAAGGATAGTATTCACTTGTATGTGGGTAAATACGGTTTGGGTATCGTATGGCATCCGAAGTATTGGGCCATTCTCAAACGGAGAAAGAGGACGTTTATCACTAATCGTCCTTATGTGTTCTATAAGTTTGGCCCATTTATGTTTTCAAAGGATATAGACGAATGACAATCGTATATAATATTCTAGCACGATTGATATTAGCATTTCTAGGAGTGATCCTAACCGTCGGTGTTCTCATATTTGGACCTGATTGGTTTATCAAATGTATTGGTGCCACCTGGGATGCTTGGTATTACGGAGAAATAGACGAATGAAAATCCATAATGAATGTACCTTTCTAAAGGTCGATGGCATCGCCAAGATGGAGAATATGTATAAGGCTACATTCGTTATGGAGTCTTGTATCAAAGGCAAGCATGGCTGGGCGAACTTTCCTGCAGCCATCTTTTATACAGAAGAAGCCCATCCGCAGGGTTCAAACTACTTTGCCTTGTATCATAATGGCGAACAGTTCATGATCACCAATGGCATCACCGCTACTGAACCTTTCGAGGGTATTCAGGTTGGTGATGATGTGTATTATTCTCGTTATCGTCATGATTATCGGGAGTGCGGTCCAGTTGCTATTGATGGTGGTCGTGACTATACCAAGCTGGTTGGTAATGTTGATGCCTGTAAGAAAGTAACATTGAAAGTGAATAAAGATAAACTAGAGGTGGTAGAATGACAGAGTTTCTAACTAAAAGCGCCGATGTGGCACTAATCGAAATCAAAGAAAAGATTTATAATAGACTAGCCGATCTGCGGCGTATCAAACATGATTTTGCCCAGACTGCAAAGATTGATCCTGTGTGGGAAGGTATTGTCGGTCAGTGTAGTCAAGAGGAACGTTTCCTAACTAATCTACTTGACTTAATCGAACGGAGTTGATATAATGTCCAAACTTGTCCTAGTCGAAACTGTTTCCACATTCCGCCACACATATGTTGTGCGACTACCTGATAGTGAGCCAAATGATTATGCTCTTGATGATGTGACCGACGCTATTACAGCCGGAACTTATCAAGACAAACTAGAAGAAGTATCACAGAATCATATTGCGGAAGATATCTTTTCCCATCGTGTTATCACGGAGAAAGAATATCTGGAACTATTTGATCGTGAAAACGCTTATCTAAGTTTCTGGCCAACAGAAAACAAGTTGCGTTTTATCTTCGATAGTGTTAAACATCGGGAAGAACAAATTAGCAGAGAAATCAACTTCGGTCCCGATGTTGGTTTAGAAATCATATCCGACGAAGGATGTTAAGCAATGAACGCCGACAAACTCTACAAGATCGACACCACGGGCAAAACTCGTGTCTGGTGGATGGAATACGATAACGAAAAGTATCGCACACATTCTGGCATCGAAGGTGGCAAGATTGTAGTTTCTGGTTGGCAGTATCCTGAGGCCAAGAACGTTGGTCGTTCTAATGCGACGACTGTTGCCGAGCAGGTGAAGGCCGAGGTTGATGCTGAATATACAAAGAAACAGAACCAGGGTAAATATCACACCTCTGTTGGTGAGTCTATTTACTTTGGTGCTAAATTCTTTGAGTGCATGTTGGCCGACAAGTATGATCCGAAGAAGCATAACAAGTTCCCGTATTTCTCACAGCCGAAACTTGATGGTGTTCGCTGCCTTATCTCCAAAGATGGTATGCAGTCACGCAATGGTAAGCCCATTGTTTCTTGTCCTCATATTCTTGAGGCACTTGATCCGTTCTTTCAGGCATTTCCCGATGCCGTGTTAGATGGTGAACTGTATAACCATGAACTAAGAGATAACTTCGAAAAGATTATCTCGCTTGTTCGTAAGACTAAGCCTGAAACAAAAGACTATATTGAGGCTTCAAAGTTGGTTCAGTATCATGTCTATGATGTGATTATGGATGGTCCGTTCGTTGATCGACTTGCCTTTATCAATCGTCATATTAGTCATGGTAACTCTTTTGGTAATCGTTATTATCCGATTGTGCAAGCAGTAAAGACCTCTAATATTCAGGATGAACACGACATTCAAATGATGCTCGGTGAATATCTCGAAAGTGGATATGAGGGTCAAATGCTTCGTGTTATCGACTCACCTTATGAAGGTAAGCGTTCTAGAAATCTTATCAAACATAAGGAGTTTGAGGACGATGAATTTGAAATCGTCTCCATCGAAGAAGGTAAAGGTAACTGGGCAGGTGCAGCCAAGCGGATTGAAATCCGTTTGAAAGACGGAACGACGCAGTTTGCAGGAGTGCGAGGATCATTTGACATGTTGAAAGACCTGTTGTATAATGATCATGGTTATACAAGCGTAACGGTACGGTATCAGAATAAGACTGATGACGGTAAACTCCGTTTCCCTGTTGTCGTGGCATTTTGGAAAGGCAAGAGAGACCTGTGAAATACAAACTCTACCTGGATGACCTGCGTTATCCTGACCTGCATCCCGACTGGCGTATTGCTCGTAACTACCACGATGCCGTGTGGATGGTTACGAACTACGGTCTGCCGTATTATATCTCCTTTGATCATGATCTGGCCGATGTTCATTATAATCTTGAGTCAGAATATGGTCCTATGGATGAGTTTATGGACGATACTGCTCGTGGTAAACCATATGAATTTACTGGCTACGACTTTGCCAAGTGGTTCTGCCAGTGGGTTATGGATAATGATGTATGTCTGAATGACTTTGACTATGGCGTTCATTCAGCTAATCCCGTTGGCGCTGAGAATATCCGCCGCTATATGGCCAACTTTATGAAGGATCGTTTCGTATGAATATGTTTTTTATCGATGAACAAGCTGAAAATTGTGCCAAGTGGGCAGTCGATTCTCATTGCATCAAGATGATCCTTGAGAGTGCCCAACTCTTGTCTACCGCTCACCGTATTCTTGACGGCATCCAGTATGTTGAGAATAAACCGGTTGCCGGTAGTTTCCCTGTTCGTTATCGCAAGATTAAACGCTGGCTTCTGCCTGATGCTCGTGAGACTGCTATGTATTCTGCCACGCATGTCAATCACCCGTGTGCTATTTGGGCTCGTGAGTCGCATTGTAACTATGCTTTCTTGTGGGTGTATATGGCCGAGCATTGTAAAGAATATACATATCGCTATGGCAAAGTCCATAAGATTGAGTCAAGCGGCTTACTCACGTTGCTTGCTGATCATCCAAACAATATGACAAACAACGCTTTTACCACTCCGCCGAGTGCGATGGATGCTAAATACATCATATCAGAAGATCCGATTGCTAACTATCGGAACTACTATAAGTATGGCAAGGCACATTTGCACAAGTGGAAAAAGCGCAATGCGCCAGAGTGGTTGAAGGAGGCATAATGCCAACATATTCGTTTCGTGATAAGAATACAGGAGAGACATTCGACGCCTTTATGTCTGTCTCCGAACTTGACAAGTTTATGGAAGAGAATCTACATCTTGAAAAGTTACTATCTGCACCACACTTTCTCGGTGCTAATATGAATGGCGGTCTCAAGAATAACAAAGCATATGACCCAAAGGAAAATGTATAATGCCTAACTATACGTGGATGAACAAAGAGACTGGTGAAGAATTTACTAACACCATGACCATTGCAGAACGTGATGAATACGAAAAGAACAACCCACAGTTGCAGCAAGTCATTCGCAACTTCACAATGGTTGATCCTGTCAATATCGGTGTAACCAAACCCCCAGCCGACTTCCAAAAGTATGTATTAGGTCGTATCAAGAGTGCTGTGCCTGAGGCTTCGGCCGTCGCAAGTAAGCGTTGGGATATCCCTAAGGAGATTTAACCTGACAGACCAGACACCTTCAAAAAAGTTTAGAGGTCGAGCCCGTAAAAAGGCTGCGACCTCTTTTTGTTATGATGATGTGCCTAACGATAAAAACAAAGGCAAATATATGTCACGCAAGAGTAGAAGAAATAATAACCAGCCTAATGAGAACCATGCCGAAAAGAACCACTTTGAACTACGCCACATTCGTCCGCTAACAGTAAATCAGCAAAGAGTGTGGGATGCTTATTATGCCGGCGCTAATCTCATGCTACATGGTTATGCAGGAACTGGTAAAACATTCCTGTCATCTTATTTGGCAATCAATGACGTTTTAACATCCGACATATATAAAAAGGTTGTTATCATCCGCTCCGTAGTACCATCCAGAGACATGGGCTTCCTACCAGGTACCGAGAAACAAAAAGCGGAAGTATATGAACAACCCTATCAAGAGATTTGTGACGATCTATTTGGTCGTGGTGATGGATATCGCATATTGAAGATAAAGGGTCTAGTCGAATTTACTACCACATCCTTCTTGCGTGGTACTACGTTTAACGACTCAATTATCATTGTTGACGAGTGCGAGAATATGACGTTTTCAGAGATCGATACAGTTATGACCAGAATTGGTAACAACTCTCGTATCATCTTCTCTGGTGACTACAGACAGACAGACTTGCATAAGCCACACGACAAGACTGGCATTAAAGAGTTGATGGCTGTTACTCGCCGTATGGATTCATTCGATCATATTGAGTTTGGCATTGAGGACATTGTAAGAAGCGGTGTCGTTAAAGAATATATCATTCAAAAAACTGAAATGGGGCTATGACTAAATAGATAGAATAAAGGAGTAGACTTATGGCTCAGTTTCGAATAGACTCACATCAATACCTACCACAAGAGAAAACCCTCTTTGAAGTAGTAATGCTAGCCGACCAGTATGGTAATCAGGTTGGTCCAGCTAATCCTACGGGTATGGCTGTTGATGCTTTCGGCCGAGCCAGAATGTCTACTCCTCTCACTCTATTCGATTCCAGCCATCGCTTCAAAGATAATGGACTCTGGAACACAGCAAACACATCCGGCAACTCTACATATGCCTTCTCTATCACAGAGGGTCTAATTAATATGAATGTGACAACGGCTGCTAATGCTGAGGTCGTTAGAGAGACATCTAAAGTATTCTCATATCAGCCAGGCAAGTCATTACAGATTTTATCCACATTCGTTATGAATACAGCCAAGCCTAATCTCAGACAGAGAGTTGGTTACTTTGGCACTGATAATGGTATCTATCTTGAACTTAATGGATCTACACTTTCATTTGTTCAAAGATCAAACACCACTGGCACAATCACAGAAACAAGAGTAAATCAAGCCGACTGGAACATGGACACATTACTTGGTCCTGTTGCTTCAAGCCCATCAGGTATCACACTAGACATTTCAAAAGCACAGATTTTGTTTATTGACGTTGAGTGGCTAGGTCTTGGTACAGTTAGATGTGGTTTCGTTATTGATGGTCAGCTAATTCATTGTCATTCGTTTCACCACGCCAATCTAATCACATCAACATACATGACCACAGCGTCATTGCCGTTGCGTCAAGAAATCAAGAATACAGCCGTCACAGCAAACAATAGCACGATGAAACAAGTCTGTTCTTCTGTTATTTCAGAAGGTGGTTATGAGTTGCGAGGTTCACAGCAAGCAGTTGGTACGGTTATCACAGCACCAAAAGCACTAACTACAGCAGGTACATATTATCCAGTTGTTTCAATAAGACTGAAATCAACAGCATTGGACGCTATCGTTATTATGACCGCTCTATCTATTCTAGGTCGTGGTAATGGTGTAGATTTCAACTGGCAGGTCATAACTGGAGGCACGGTTACAACATCATCATGGACTCCAGCAAGCGCCGACTCAGCCGTTGAATATACCATTTCAGGTACCGCTATTACTGGTGGTAGAGTTATGGCTTCTGGATTCGTTAATTCATCTACACAAGCATCACCTTCTATTGACGTTCTCAAAGAGGCTCTATTCAAGTTTCAGTTGGAAAGAAACACATTCACAGGAGTGGCAACACCACTCACACTAGCTATAGCAGCAGGCACAGATACTAGCACCTGTTTTGGTGCAATGG